CCCTCTGGATCTTATCCATTAGTTTTTCCTCGAGCTCTTTCATAGCGCCACTTTGTGAAACCCTAACACGTTCACGTTGATTTTCAAAGCGAACTTCTGCGTTATCTATCATAGTACGAACCTTGTCCTCTGATTCACGTACCATATCTTCTACACGATCCGTTTGCTTTTCAATGCTAAGAATGTCAGAACGTAATCCATTTTTGATGTCCCGGCTGTATTCTACAGACTCTTCAACCTTTTCAGATATGCCCGTTACCTTCGCATCCATCACATCCATTGCTTGTTGGTATTCCCCTAAGTCAAGTCCTGCAACTTCCTCGATCTTTTGGTACATGACGAAACCACCGTACAAGCCACCTACGACCGTAGACAAAAACGCCAGTATAGCCATGATTGAACCAAACGACATCTTCATGCCACCAGTCTTAAACTCACGATCTGCAAGTCCATCAATGTTATTTGCTATCTTGGTAGTATCCATTAGTTTTCAAACTCCATCTCTCCACCGGCGTTCTGTAGGTTCTTTAGTGCTTCTAGCTCATCGCGTAGTTTTTGTATCTCTAACCTACGTTGCGCTAGCTCTATTTGATAAAGGTCGTCACAGTTAATACGAGCCTTGGGCTTGTCTAATGGAATAACTATCCTTGCGTATACACCTATGTCTTTGCCACGACTGCTAGTATCTAAACCTGATAGCACACCTGTTACGCCATACTCTAAGTTTACGCCTCCACCGACAGCGTTACTGCACCGTGTACTACCCGTTGAAAACGAATCCGATTGGTAGTTCATTGGCGGGCTTGGCAAAGCAAGCGAAAGAGAGCTGTTGTCGGCCACAACAGAACTTGATAAAACACAAAAAGCTAACGCTAATCTCATGCAGGTTCTCCGTCTAGCCTTGAGCATATTGTAGAAGAAACAAGTGTCCTGGATATATTAGTTTTCCTGACCTTTGAGGTTGTACATAGAAAGACTGCTTCGGGTAAATCTCTCTTCCTTATGTAGACATCAAAAGCTTTATGTTCTTTATAATCAACCTTCATAATTCTATACGGCGTAGAAAAAGGTATAGGCATCCAGTTTAAATCAAATAAATCGACCTGATAGTAATTTATTTCTTCCCTAGAGTTAAACAAAGACATTTCTACTTTAACTACGTTTTTGACGTGGGACATCTTTACTTCTGGATAAGCAGGCGTCATTTCGTGCGCGAACGCACTAGAAGCAGCTAACATACCTATTATGAGTAACTTACTTAGCGACACAACTGGCCTGCACAACCGCAGTGTAGTTGCCTCCGGGAAACGGTTTAGCTGAACCGTACACAGCACTAGAAGCAGTAGAGAACCATGTTGACCCCGCGAGCGTAAGATTAAATATCGAAGTGTTATCTACGACTACTTTAGCATCGTTATAAGCGGACATTCCTGACACAGACGTTTGTGTGACCGTCGTACTACCTGTCCACGCTAATGTGTCTGTTAATGTAGGGGAAGAACTAAACGATGTTGGATGCGTTATGTTAGCTGTGTAGGAATCCGCAATGGATACATCGTATCTAATTACTGGCAATACGCCCCCGTCAGAAGGAGTAGTGCTTAACTTACTAGCAATCGGGTTTCCGTATACACCGCTTTTAGTTGTTTGGATAACACATTTGGCTTCTACACTCCCTGTAATATTTACAGTTGCGAAAGCTGGTAGTGCAACGAGTGAAAGTGTTGCTATTAGATACTTCATATTAAACCTCATTTGTTATACTGCATATCGACCATCTTTTCATGCAGAATCTGTTGTGCCAAATTATTGCGAAGGGCTTTCTTGTTATCAGGTATCTCTGAATCAGCAAGACCAGGGGCATCAGCATACGAACCACCGTTAATAGATGCATTGTAATACATATTAAGATTAGTTTGTTGATTGATAGCCATAATAATCTGATCTTGTCCTTGCGTTTTAAATAGGGTCAACGCATTGGCAGATGCCGTCAGCCCCATTTCAATCCTAGTTTCTTCTTCCTCTTCCTCCTCAGAAAGTATTAACTCTCCGTCTTCATCATACTGAAAGTCTGTGTCGGCGTCTATAGCGTCTACAACAGCGTCATCTTCCAGTGCATCATAGACTTCAATCACAGGAAGAACAGGCATGGGCTTTACATATCCTGGGCAGTTAGGATTGGACTGCGGTTCAAAGCACTCGTCGATCCTATAGTTATATATAACCACAGCATCTTTGACCGTACCTTTCCCTTCAATGTCAATTGAACCGTCACCCCATTTGGTAGCCGGAATGTTAGAAAGGGGAAAGGATTTAACAATTGTGTTTCCGGGAACTCCCGACCAGTCGTCGGTTTCTCGAAAGATATAGCCGTCTCCGCTAGCGTTCTTATTTCCAACGTGGACTTTCATGTCGTCTTCTGGGTTCTTGACCGTGGTGTATCTGTATAAAAGACCGTTTATATCTATACCTGGGATATCAGGCAGGACGGAACTCATCCCCCAGCTTAATGCTGTGGATGCGGCGTTCCCTGTTGCCCCATAGCTATAGGGATCACAAGAAGAGTAAGAAGGCCAAAGTGCTAATAATAACACTAAGACCTGTTTTTGTTTCAACGTTTTCATTGAACATCTTTCTCATTGGATTGTTCTGATCTCTTTGTATTTCTTCTTTGACCGCTTCCATTTCCCATGCCAGTCTAGCTTTATCGCCTACCAACCCATCCTTGGGGCAGGGCGTCCCCGCGTTAAGCATGGCTTCAAACACTCTTTCGTCCTGACACATGACTGATACAGCAGCAACTTTCATGCCCATATCGTACATAGTCTTGGCGTTCTTGAGCTTCTCACAGTTCATATCTCGTACAGTTCTACCCGCTGAAATACCAAGAATTTGTGTCTGCACCGCCCCCGCGACACCTACAGTACATAGGTCAGAGTTGCTTGCGCTAATCTGCGGAGAAATCGCAGAAGGCGGTGGACTGTTGATGGTAGTGTCCATCGAACCATCAGAAGTAATCGTACTGTTTGTGTCAGTTCTGATTGTATCGTCGGCGGATACAACCCCGCCGATCATAATTAGTATCGCAGCTAAAAGACCGCGGGTCATCTTCTTTCCATAGCCTGACGTTGCACGTCAATGCGCTCCCTGTTTACTTCGCTTCTCTCGTCAGCGATCTGTTCTTGGAGTTCTAATCTAGCGGAGTCAGTAGTAGCCTGCTGTTCTAGCTTCATCTGGTCAAGCTGTAGTTTAGCTTGCTCCATCTGTGCTTTCTGCGAAGCTTCCATCTCCTTGATTGCTAGCTCCTGCATACGGATAGTTACGAGCGGATCCTGCTCTGCGCCGCCCTCACCTTTGTATGTTAGTAGAGGCATAACCTCTTGTAGCAATTGTGATTCAACCTGTGAAACTCGAGCTTCCACCTGATCTGGTGGCATTTGAGACTGTTGCATCTGCTGTTGCAGTTGAGCAATCTGCGACTGCGCCATCTCAGGAAGCAATGCTCCTGCTTGAACTAGGTTTGTAATCTGAGCAATCTGTTGTTGTAGCTCTTGCATCTGCGCTTGTTGCATCTGCTGCATCTCCATTTGAACCATAACTCTGGCTTTCATACTGATGTGTTGGAACACATGACTGAAGATTGCCGCCAGAACTGCCGGTGTTTGTTGTAGTATATCAAGCTCGAGCATAGCCAAGTGACTCTGAATATGCGCGTCGTGGTCCTGTTGAGGGAACGCTTGTGGTGTTTTACCACCAATCATAGCCGCATTCTCCGTAGCAGGGTCTTGAGGCATAGGCTCTGGAGCCGGTGGTAGGATCTCGTCGATATTCTGCACCTCTAATGCTTGATACATTCTTCTGTAAGCGGCATGCAGATTATGCATCTGCGGGTTAGACTGCGCCAGTTGGAGCTGTGTTTGCGCGAGTGTAACACGTTGCGACATGGAGAAGATGTTTGGGTCTGAGACTGGGAGGACGTCTACCCGAGCATCAAAGTCTTCTACTTTAACTTGCGCCTGTGCGCCCGCTACTTCGTAGGGGTACATAGGAGGGAGGTTTTCAGAGAAGATACGCGCCAGTAAACGAAACTCTGTTTTCTGAGCGTAGTGCAATCGTTTGTGAATCGCGGACATAACCTTCATCCCGCGTTCCAACATAGCTACTGTAGTCCCAACAGGAGTCTCCTGACCCATGTCCGAGATCTGTTGATCGGCTAATGCAATGAACCGACGTCCGTCATTCACCAGTCCACCTAGTAATTGTGCAAGTGTACCTGATGGTTCCTTATATGGCAGAGGTACAATAGCGTCTCTAATGCTTCCTCCTGGGGCGTCAATGTCTCTCCACTCTCCAGGCTGTAATGGCTCATCTGCGTTGCGTACACGCACTCCACGGGCTTTAAAACCGGCAGGGAGGTTAGCGAGTGTTCCTGCATCGATAAGCTGACGTAGGAGGCTCGTTGCCGCTCTGCCTAAACCACCAATCATGTGGATTAAACCAAAGCCGTAGAACCCAAGACCAGGCATGAACTTGTAGTGTACGAAGTACTGGCGTTTACGCTTGAAGATATCTTCCATCTCGTAGTTACGACGGATAGCTAGGATCGAACCAGACGAATCGTCTAGTGTAACGATGTATGGGAGCTTAATACCTGTAGGCTCTTGAGTCTCTGGATCCATGTCCTCGAACCCTTCGAGGTCTAAATCAACGTGCATTTCCAAGATATTAAGCACATCGTCGCTGTAATTCTTAGATAATCCCTCTAATTCGTTTACCTTCTGGCGGACTTGATCCTCTTCAACATCCTCAGATGCAGACAGATCAACGTCACGATACATTCCTGCGTACTGCATTTTCACAACATCGTTGAGATCCATGCGTAAAACGTGGGTTACACGGCTAGCTGTTGCTAAATCAGATGCAGCGTATGAAACAACAAGGTCTTGTGCCGGAATAAACTTGGCTATAGCGCGTTGTTTCGTTGGATCGAAGTAAACTTTCTTAAATGTAGAACCTGATAGCGGCAAATAAAACAGCATCTGATCCATATCTGGATCGTACTCTTCCATGATCTCTGTAATCTGGTAGTTCATGAAATCTTTTACACGTCTAGCCTGCTCTTCGCGCTGACGGTCTTTAAGTCCCAGGACCGCGGTGCGTACTGGTCCGCCCGATGGCAGCAGTTCCTTGTAAGCCTGTGCTTGGAACTGGGTTACGCTTTCACTAATCATAGGATGCGTAATGCCAGAGGCTCCTTCAAACGGAGTAGAGCGATCTTCCGTCTTGATCCCCAATAGGTCTAGGCCGTTGGTGTATGCGTCTTCCCATTCAGAACGAGAGGACAAATCATCTTGGTACATGCTGCGAAGATCAGAGGACAATTCGCCCAGAACCCCGTCATCTAGGAACTCTGAGAGGTTCGCGTCAAACGGAATAAGATCCTCTTGGCTCAGTCCTTCTAATCCGTTGAAGTCTATAGGCTGAACAGTTGCTCCGCCCATCCCGTCTTCTATAATCTCGGCACCCCCTGGAAACTCCATCGGTGCGTCTACTGATACTTCTAGTTCGGGAAGTCCCGCTGTGTCGTCGAGGTCAAGACCTGATGCGACCATGTTAGGTGGTGTTGCCATTAATAATACTCCCGTTTACGGGGCCTCCATTCATCGTCTTCTGTGTCTTCTCCGTGAAGAGAGATAAATCCACCTCGACGGAAACGCATAAGTGCTAGTGTCATACTATCACAATAATCGTCGTTGTCACCATTAGGAAACGAAACAACTTCTTCAATCACTTCGTCTGCAAATTTCTTGTCGTCTGGTGCCCATACCATTCCCGCTTCAAATAGCGGTGCAACCATGTGCATCCTGGTCACCTTATCACTTCCTTTGCCTGGTGAGAACCCCAATGCGGGTATTCCGCGCAATCTAAGTTCGTCAATGAGCGGTGTACCTGTCGCTTTCGCCTCTACCAACACCATATCAGGCTCCCAATACTCGTGTTCTTCGAAGGCAACCTCCTTGAGTTCGGGGAAATTCCACCGGCCACGCTGTGCATCTAGCAGAATTATGTTGTCTGCGCCGCCTTCTTCCGGTTTGAAGATGCCCCACGTTGTAATCGCAGAGTAATCCGCTGTTTCCTTCTTGGAAAACGCTGTATCGTAGGACTGTAGGATGTAATCGATCCTAGGAATCTTCTCTTCTTCCCACGGATTCCACCATTCGCGCTTAATTATCGCCGATTCGGAGCCTGTGGGGTTCTGTTGCCACTGCGCGTTCCATTTGCCCACGGGCAGAGACGCTTTGATGGACAATAAGGCGTTCTTTTCCCAGAATTCTGGCCATAACGGCTTGTCACTAGGCAATATAGCAGGAAATTCCACAACTTCCCACTTGTCAGACATGACATCACTGCCCTGTTGCGCCAATAATCTACCCGTTAAGTCCTTTTTACCCCATCGGGTCATAACAATTATGATTGCGCCCCCTGGTTGGAGCCGTTGTCGCGGTCCAGAGGTGTACCATTCGTAGGCATGGTCGAATGCAGTGGAGCTTAACGCATCTTGTTCCGAATGCGGGTCATCAATGACGAGTAAATCCGCACCACGACCCGTGATGGCAGCGCCAACACCCGCCGCAAAGTACTCAGCACCCTTGTCCGTGCCCCACGTACCCGCTCCTTTGTTGTCTTCTTTAAGGTTTGTATCCGGAAATATAGTCTTGTACTCAGGGTCATCGATCAAATCCCTCACTTTACGACCAAAACGTACCGCCAACTCAGTGTTGTGCGTCGCTTGGATGATTTTTAATTTAGGGTTTCTACCTAGAAACCAAGCAGGCATCAAGTAGCTTGCAAACTCAGACTTAGAATGCCGCGGAGGCATGTTAATAATCAATCGCTTGAGCTCTCCTCGTGCAACACGTTCAAGTTTTTCAGCGATGATACGGTGATGTTGCCCTTCAATGAAGTTATCGTACACATGATGGACGAAAGGCATGAAGTTGTCATGTGCTTGTTCGCGCAAATCTATGCGCTTCTTGGCCTCTGTTAAAGCCAAGATCTCTTTTAATGCTTCCTCTGGGAGGGCTTGTAAGTTCATGAGCGCCTAAGTGATGCTAATCCTACCGGTGTTTGTGCTGCAACAGTAATCGGTTGTGCTGTGGGTGTAGGTACTACGAAAGCAGGTTGTTGCCCAGGGACAAGTGACGGCAATGTAACCGGAGATACACTCGTGTAAGGCGACAATGCAGGGGCTGTATATGTTCCGCCGCCCGTGGTCGGTGCTTCTGGGAACGGTTGTTGGAACGGATCGAGGACACAGGCGTTTTCTTCGCTGTCAAATATGTATCCTTCTGGGCATGTAGGTTCTTCTGCCCCACCGTCTTCTCCGTCTTCTGCCCCTGCCCTTTGTCGGTCGTTGTTATCCGAACCATCTAACCGAGAGGGATCTCCCATTTCATAGACTCTAGTGTAGTCTTTCGCTTTTTCCGCATCAACCGTCTCGTCAAACACTTGAGCCGTATCACTGTGCTCACCCGTGTAATTGATGATATTCCCTGCCGCATCTACACCCAACGCTCCGATAACCTGTCCGTTATCAAACACAGGGACTTGTCGTTCCCCATCTCCGTAGTTTGTAAATACACTGGCCAAGAACCCTGGTTCATACTGACCGGTCAACTTCTCATAGGCACGACGCTGATTCATATCCCCTAAGTAATCTAATCCTTGCCCCAATGGTGAAGCCTCAAACATTTTCCCAAGTCCACTGTCCCCAAACCGAGGTTGGTCTAATCTTGCTCCTAGGTCTTTAACAGCTTGCTCATATTGTTCTTTGCTCATGTTGCCTTTGTTGAGCATATCCACGGCGCGATCTGTCAAATTAGAATCCGTCGCCGTACTCTGGCCATACGGATCAATAGCTGCCGCAATGTTCTGACGCATCATACGTTCTTGGAAATCTACTTCGTCTTGCAAGTTCCTTGGACTACCAGGCATATTTGCAGTAGGGTCGTTTTTGAACTGTTCAGCAAACTTATACAAATCTACTTTAGCGTTCGGATCTAACCCTGACGTTATGCCGGCCTTCTTAACAGGGGAAGAGCCCGCAACCTTAGTCGTTGTGCCAGAACCAAAGCTGAGTGGCGATGTTGCAGAAACTGCCGCAGGTTCTGTGCCAAAAGTTAAGTTTGATGGAACCACGGGACTAGCTTTTGGAGGAGCCGTAATGTTAAGCTGGCTTTCTCTTCTGCGTAAAACGTCCTCGCCTTCACCTCCAAGATCCTTAGACACCAACTGAATATTCTCTAACCGATCAAAAATATCTCTGTTATCATCTTCCGCTGCTCTTGTAGCCGGAGATACAACAGGTGCAGGTCTTGGGGCAGACATCACTGCCGCCGCTCCTTTGCGATCACTTCTATCTCTAGATGTATTAACTACCGGTGCAGGTGCAGGCTTGGGTGCAGATAAAACAGCCTGGGCTCCTTTGCGATCGGCTCTCGATCCACCGCCCCCAGATGATGATCCGCCGCCGCCACCAGAATCCCCGCCAAAAGCTATCTGAGGTTTTAAAAATGAAAATAATACGTTATACATGTCCTAGCCACCTTTGTTCGGGTAAACACCGCTCCGTTGGCCACGATGCGACCAAACCTTTTTAACTTCCGGGAACTCCGAGACAAACATCCTACGAAGATCCCTACAAAATCCTAATACACCAGAAGTGCCCTCGGGTGCAATCATATCAACAAAAACTAATTTGTCACCTGTTTCTCGACGAAAAATTTCAGGACCCCAATAATCCCGCGTCTCAAACTCCTCATTCGTCATCCACGCCCAGGTCACAAACCCTGCACACGAACCACCCTCGTTATGCCAGATCTTATACTGACCACTCTCAATCGCAGGCGATAAACGCCAAGCAATCGTACTCGAAGGAAAAGTCGAATAAGGGAGAACCGTGGTCCAAAGATCAACGCAATCGATGAAATCTGCTTGCTTCGTCATAACAACCCCAAATGAAATTACATACAACATACTATAAACCCAAATGAAAATATAGTGGGCATTTTTTGGGCGGTCCTCGGTTCTTGGACATGGCAATGAAATTATCTGCGAATGAATTTACGAAACCAATATTATAGTACAAAATGTACTTCGTACTGTACTTATATAGGGGGTTGGGGTCGGCGCGCAGACGCGACCTTAAAACGCAAATCAATAAGTAACCCCTTAAAGATTAAGTAAATTAATTTAATAAACTTGTGTATTAGTTGTTGACAAAGTGTAAGTTATAGCTTAACATCGAAGATGTTAAGGGGCAATAAATGCGTCTTACATTTAACTAAACAAAGGAAATAAATAAAATGTATACTTATCAAATCAACTTCGAAGGTGGAAGAACTACAAACAACTTGAACAACTACACAAGTTTAAAAGTACTAAAAGAAAGCTATCTTCGATATCTTCAAAGCTTTGGCAAAGGTCGCAAGGTCGAAGAGGTTGTAGTAATGAAGCATAATAAAATTCATAGCTTTCGCAATGATGCCTTTGATATTGATCATAGCAAGCCTGTTGATCTTCATAACATACTATTTAATTTATAACTAAGGAGCTAAAACAATGGCAAAAAAGATTGAAAGCGATCTAGAACTTGAAGCGATCGCACTAAAAGAAACATACGAGCAAGCATTAAAAGAAATACGCGAGCAAGCATTAGCTCGCGGCTATGCTTTTCTAAAACCGACAGAGGGAAAAACCTTAACCCCCAACCTTGATTGGTGGCAAAAAAACAAGCCTAGGTCATGGCAGAAATACTGTGATAAGAAAAGCAAACCTTCACAAAGATTTACTTGGATCAGAACCGAGGCTAATTAAAACTTGTTGTCTCATTGTATATAAGGTACAATGAGACATTACTCAACAAAGGAAAAAACATTATGGATATTAATTTAAATGAGTTCAAAAAGAACTTAGCACAATTCACAGGTTCGTTAAACCATCACCGATTTAGTCCGTTATCTAAAAGCGCGCTTACTGATGGTTCAAAGTTTGTTGCCGATCAATTGCAAGCTTATTGGTTGTTTGACGCGATCGCGTCACATATCGATTACGGCAACCTTGCAAAGCAAGATTTATATTGTAGCAAGCTTTCAAAATCTGACCACGGTTATAAACTTGAAATACAAGACGGTGACTATAACGTACTAGCGTCGCAAAGTTTTGAATACACAGACTTTCCCTTGGATAGTATTGAAATTTGGACAGGTCGCGCCGATGGGTATCACGTTCACTATTTACCGACGGAGCACTAAACATGGATTGGGACACATATATAACCGATCTAAGCATCCCCAAGAATTGGGGATGCACTAGCTATGGAAACGATGAATTGCCAAGTTATCAACATAACGGCCTTCATATTTGGATAGATAGCCATGATCTAGAAGAACGCAAAAAGAATTCAAAAAGAATTTATGGGTTGGACGTGCTAGCTCCAAGGTTCTCAATATTTAATGCCGATGGATATAACTTCCTTGGACATTATGAAAACGATTTGCTTTCAACAGATGACTTTCAAAAAGTTATAGACTTTGTTGATAGCTATAAGTTTTTAGAATTTGAACATGAAGGGGTTTGGATAACTGATCCCTTCATGGATGCAAGCGGTCGTTTTGCCGTCTGTCCGACGGAGCACTATGGGATAAACTTAGAATACCTATGCGATGTATATGAAGATTATTGCTCCAAGCAAAAGATTGATTGCATCGACGCGCAAGAATATTTGTTTGATCCGACACGATTGACCGACAAGCAATACGATTGGATGCAACAATTCAGCGTAGCATGGGATAGAGCGCAAAAAAAGGAGGCTGAATAATGAAGGGAAAAATGAAGGACGGAACTAGGTTTTCTTATACACATAAGCAAAATTATAAAGAAAAGGACGGGTACAGGGGCACTGTATCCGCGACCATAATCGGGGTCGTTACTAAAACAAACGCTGACAATTGGATCGAATGGGAACGTGTCGAACTTAAAGACGTCGTGAACGAACCCTCTTGGGGTTTTGACGGTATCAATGGTGGCGCGTGTTATGGTTTGGAAAACTTTCCGCGAACCATGTTAGATTTTACTATCATATAAAACACCAACCTAGGCAGGAAAATGCCTAGGTTTTTTGCCGTGGACGCGGCCGCTGCCGAACGTATAAAAAACAAACAAGCGCGCAGAGGCGCAGAGGCGCAGAGGCGCAGAGGCGCAGAGACAATAACAAAACAGAAGAGGCGCAGAGAATTATTTACTTGCACCAGGCTTGTATTCTGTTAATATGTAATCACTAATTTAATTAAACAAAGGAAAATATTATGAAAAATGGTATCATATACAAGGGGCCTAGCCTATTGGATGGTAAACCTATCGTCGTTATTGCGACGTATTCCGACCGAAACACCAAGACCGGCAAGGTCGTGCAAACTTATATCTTGCGATCAGATATAGATCCGAGGGACGCAAGCAAGAGCGGCGAGGACTATTCTATTTGTGGCGATTGCACAATGCGAGGTGAAGTTACAACCGACCCAGCGCGCAAGATTGCAAAAGGTCGTCGATGCTATGTTAACCTGGGACAAGGGGTCTTGATAGTTTGGAAGTCTTTTATTAAAGGAATATATCCGGCAGCCAATACTCAAAAAAATAGAAATACTATTGGCCGTGATAGATTTGTTAGGGTCGGAACCTACGGGGACCCAGGTGCAGTACCCGAATTTGTATGGGACCAATTACTCGCAGAGGCGGATACCTTCACGGCATATAGCCATCAATCCGGGTGGCGTCCCGATATCGCGATGCAGAGCGCGGACAATAAGCAAGAGGCCATCGACCATTGGAAAGCAGGTCGTCGAACGTTCCGAGTGATTGCGGATCTTGGGCAGCTAGATAAAGCAAAAGAGACACTTTGTCCTGCATCAAAAGAAGCAGGTCGTCGCGTTCAATGTACCGCTTGCAAATTGTGCAAAGGAATAACACTTGCAAAATCGGTCGCAATAGTAGAGCATTAAATCTAGGGGCAGCTTGCCCCTTTTAATTAAACAAAGGAATATATTATGAGTGAAACAGCATTACAATCTTTAGAAAATGAGTTGAACGACGCGAGACTAATGGATCATACGTTCGACGATAAATGCGCCTATCATGCCAAGTTAATGGCACACCACTATAAAGATTTAATACCTATGAAACTTGATGAAACAGAAGAGGGTCGCAAGATTAACCAGGCTATTTGTGCAAAAATTTCTGCGGCTATGATAGAAAAATTCGGCGACATATAAATGGTAAATAATTTTATGGAAGACTGTGCAATAAATTCTTACAAGGAAGAGTTTGAATATTTCGAGAAAGAAGGAGGTGATAATTTTATAAGTTTGTGTAAAGAGTTGTTTATTGAAGAAAATGGTAAAGAGGAAGCTCTTTTATTAAATTGGAATTGGATCCATAACCAACTAAGGAAAGTAAATAAACCTCGAACCTGGGATTAACTTCCCAGGCTTTTTTAAACGTGGCGCGAAAATCCAAACGCGCAGGGCGCAGAGACAACAAAAGCGCAGGATCAAGGCGCAGGGCGCAGGGCACTAGAATATTTATCAATTAAAAGAGGGCGCAGAGCGCAGAATACCTCATCCACGTTCTTGAAACTCGGTACTTGAACCGCGGAGCACCCACCTCGTGCCAAATCCACCCCTTTTTCCCCTCCAAATAAAAGTAGTTGTCGGTCAGAGGCTCTCTTTACTAAGAAGAAACTTGACCCTCCTCGTGCCCAATATGCCATGTGCCAAGCGACTTGATGAGGCGAGACGGCGACCGCGTTGGATTTTGTAACCTTGAGTTCTAGCCAGAAGGGAAGACCTTCCCAGACAAGGTGAACGTCTGGAACACCACCTCCATGTTTGTTTTCAATCCTCGTTGCGAAGCACTTTTTCGGTAGGTTTTTTCGTATCGTGCTCCAAAAGTTCGCTTCCTGCCCACTCATCTTTTTCTCCCTCAGTTACGTCTTTATATGTTCCCTCGATCTCAAAAACTTGAGGGTATTTTTTCTGTAAATCTGCCAACCTACCTACGATTTCATCACGAGATAGTTGGTCAATAGTATTCACCTGCTCCCTTCGATCAACAGTCAAACCACCCAAAGCGGCGCGGATTTTTTCTGCGTTAATAGCTGCTGAGAATTGACCTGCTTCTTCTGCACCACTGGATAGTTGATGAAGTCTTTCAAGTTGTCCAATGGTCGTCACGCCATACCTACGTTCCCTCTCGTTCCTTAAATCTTGGATATACTCCAATACATGAGGGTATTCCCTACCATTCAAAAGCTTTGAAGCTTGGTTGTTTGCTACATCGTGTGAATAACCTGCTTTTCTGGCACATTCTGCATTGGAATATATGCCCTCCACTATGTGCCGGGAGAAAGTTATTTGTCTATTAGTCAGAGTTCGACCATGTTCTTTTTCTATTTTCTTTTTTGCAGAGCTCATTTGATCCTCGTTGTTCTTTAGGTACAAGTTATATCAAAGAAAGAGAGAGGGCAACTTCTCTATATAGGCGTTTTTTCTACAAGAAGTGTACTCAACGTACTCAAGTGTACTCAGGTCTGGGCTAGTTTGAAGTATATAAATATAGGGGTGAGTACGTTGAGGCCACTGAGTACACCAAATATAAATTTAGTTTTCAAAAAAAAATAAAATCTCTGGGAAATGTGCCTATAGTGTACTCACTGTAATCAACCCCTCTAAAATTATTTTCTTGACCCATGGAGCAAGAACCTATAACTTGTTCCTTACTACCAATTTAATCAAACTAAGGATATCAAAATGAATTACGATACAACACCCCGAAAAATGAAGATACACAATATCAGCTCTCTAACTAAGTTTGAGGGAGGCATACCTGCCGGATATGACTTGGTTGTGTATGAACGTGGACAGAGTGCCGAGGACGGATTAATTCTGTACGGCTTTGATGAAGCTGAGATTTGGGGAGACGACTTCAAGTGTCCTCAGTATGCATTTCTTTTACAGGGAGAAGAATAATGCCTAATCATTGTGACCAAACTGTTTACCTTCATGGAGCTAGTAAAGTGGTGTATGAATTATACCAATATCTAAGCCCAGATCTTTGTAATGATCCTCGTTTTTGTAGTGTCATCTCACCTATGCCTCTGCAAGTTTTGCTTGATCCTGTGACTAAGAGGATGCATGGGCAACATGAGCTTGAGATCCACTCTGCTCACGAGTGGCGTAATGAAAACTGGAATACCAAGTGGGATGTTTGTGAAGTTGAGATCGAGGATAAGATCGAGTTCAGCGAAGACAAGGACACCGCGTGGTTCACGTTCCGATGTTGGACGGCTTGGGCACCACCTGTTCCAGTGTGGGACAAGTTGTTTGCCATGGGTATTGAAGTCCAAGCGGAATACGTTGACGAGGGCGGATGGTTCGAGGGCGAGTATGCCTTGGGTCAGGACAATTGTTGGAGGCCTGAGATCGAGGAGGAGGATGAAGAACTTGGCCTCGAGGACACCATAGATGTATTTAAAAACTTAATGAAGGAGACAATGGGATGATGCCGTATCAATTCTTAATCACATCAACAGGTTCGTTTCAACATGGAACCGAGCATGTTCAATACAAGGATCTTGCTCACGCAGAGGAGCTTCCAGAAAACTTTGAGGATGCATGTCACATGGCATATGATCATTGCAAAGATTGCACATCTATTCGTGTGCTTCGATTAGATCCCGACACCTTGACGTTTGAGGATTGCACTGAGCGAGTTGCATTCTTTGTGGCGCAAAACTTATTGGATCTCAGGGACGAGGAGTATGGTTTTCCTGAGTGGACACAAGAAGCGTTCGACGCGCTCGAGCCTGTATTGGAGGGGGATTACTAATGTCAAAGATACCTCAAGTTTACCGCGTGGTCGTCGAAGGATTGGTCAGTGAAGTACATTATGTCGAGGCGATTGGCGAGCACTATGCCTCGTCGGAAGCCTACTGTGAGTTCATGGCTAGAACGAAAGCTGTAACAGGTTTGGTTGTCCGAACTGATATGGTTCCAGAAGAGGAGGTCGAAGAACATGTCGGATATTAAAGTAAAATGTTTGACCACTGGCGATGTTTTGTCGTGGTCAATGGATCGAGTTCTTTGCGAAATCAATCGAGATCGCTCGGACGATTGGACGCCTTATGATGAAACAGATTGGCAAGAAGGTTGGTTTGAATGGGTGAGTGGTGAGTTCTATGTATTGCACCACGATACTCCTGCCTATCATGACATCAAAACTCTCACGGCGGACAGAATAGAAGCGGTGTTGGATGAAGTGTTTAGCAATATCTTTGGTGATTGCTATGGTTAAATTCTGGACAGTTCTTCTACTAACTTATCATGCAGGAACCGATGACCGAGAGCCGATGATCTCGAGCATCCTCCTGCCTTCCATGGAAATATGCGGTGATGTGATGGACGACTTCTATCCGACGATCTTCGCGCATTATCCTGATAGCATGGCTCAATGCCTAGAAACCGCAGAGAAGTCTACAACTATGACAAGTCCTCTGCCTAAATTAAGACCATTTTAAAAAAGGAAACAATCATGAATAAAGAAGAAATAAACGTGGTGCAAGTAGCACTAGATCACCTGCTCGAGATGCAACAAGAACTGTTCGATGAGCATGCTCAGAAGAGCCGCAGTTCGTTGACTGTCAACGATTGGGATGAGATGGCAACGTTCTCACGTAGGATAGCTGTGATCAAAGGTCTTCAATACGATGTAACAGGAGGGAAATACTGAACATGAGTATGTCCGCAAAGATTAAATTGTTTAGCCACAACGATAAGCTAATATCCACCACTACTATAAGTGACGAACATTATGGACACCTTGATTGCGATGAGTTTGTGACGAACGCATGGAGGATGGCCGATAAGATGGCGTTCCACCTGTCAGAAGGAGACTTCTGGCGATTGAGTATGTCTGTCGATCTAGATGTGAGGGGAGAGTACCAATGTACCAAGTAACATGGAGCAGGGAACGATCTCTGCCGCACGATATGGTCAGGAAGTTTGAGACATGGAAGGAGGTTCAGTCTTGGAAGGCTGACCTCGATGCTCGAGACGACGTCATGGATTGGACGATTGCTTTGATTGTCGATAGTAGGTTTGAAGACCAGGCTCGAGTGGATACTCACGCGGACAAAGAAAAATCTGCATTGATAACTAACATCTGTCGAGTTCTCCCTGACAATCTAACCGACGAGGAAGTGCCCGCTGCCTTAATGACAATCGGCTCGGTCTATGCCAACTCACCCGAGGAAATGGCAGGATTATTTTGTCTGCTCCAGGAGATTACTCAACGTATGCTTGAAACAAAACCCGAAGAAAGGACACATCACTGATGGACGATCAGGAAAAAATCGAGAAGTACCAAGACATTTATAAAGAAGCTTGGGACAGGCAGAATAAAATCGACCGCAAAGAAAACCCTTTGGCTCGGGGACCATCGCCCATGACACGAAGGGCGTTGGACAATGCGAAACGCGGAACAAGTACACGCATTCGCACAGATCAGGTGCCTTCAACTACGCTCGAGAACATTTCTCCAGAGGATCGCCCATTATCGAAGTCCGCAACACTGATTAACAACATGATGCTGACAACTGACATGACTTTGCAAGAGATGTCGGAAGAACTTAGAACCTCGCGCCACTCTGTGAGCTACATCAAGAAACGCTACGGCTTGCCGCGAACTTAAATTAAATAGGAAAACAAACATGACTTTAAATAATGCATTCAATACCACCCCTTTCAATGTAATCATTGAAGATTTGAGCTACACGAACAGTGCCTTCGGTCAGAACGAACAGGGCGACGTCGTGTTCTTCAACAATCGCCTGGTCAACAAGCTTAATCTTGACCTAGGAGATATTGTCGTTGCACATTGCATCCCAAACTACGAGGACAAGCGACACGAAACTCCTTGGAGAGCGATCCGAGTAACAAGTACCATGAAAGACGATGGGCAATTCGAGGACGTGGGCACCGAGAATGAGTGAAGCTTGCGCCCCACTACCAGATATCGTATAAGCTACCTACAAATAGGAGGTCATTATGGCTCGAGAAAGAATGGAAGAAAACGATAAGCAGAAATTTCAGAACGTCGGCTTATTAAAAGAGGATCATGATTTGCTTCGCGAACTGGCGGAGCGGGAACAGAGATCCATGGCTAGGCAGCTATCGGTGTTAATTCGAAAAGCGGTTGCTTAAAAAGTGAACCCGTACATTCTCCCTGACAATAATGTATTGATATCATTCAGCGGTGGTCGTACCAGTGGCTATATGTTACATCAAATACTAGAAGCAAACGGGGGTTTGCCTGACACAACCAAGATTGTGTTCACAAACACTGGCAGAGAAGACGACGCTACACTCGATTTTGTTCGAGACTGTAGCGTTCGTTGGAACTGCGCCATTGACTGGCTTGAGTATAGAAGAGTTGATGGCAAAGTAGCATTCGAAAAAGTAAATCACAACAGTGCGAGTAGAAAGGGAGAACCTTTTGAGGCAGTATTGTCTAGCTCTGGGATTTTGCCTAACGTTTTTCGTCGTTACTGCACTCAAGAATTAAAAGTGAGAACCATAAAAAGATATCTTGTGTCCCTTGGATGGAAGAGATGGATAAACACTGTAGGCATCCGAGCGGATGAAGTACATAGGGTTAAGATTTCTAAAGAAAAAAGATGGACGAACTGGTACCCGTTGCACGAGGCTCAAGCTACGAAGAGCACTGTGATGGATTTTTGGAAGCAACAACCTTTTGATCTCCAAGTAAAACCTGGTTCGGGAAACTGTGTCGGATGTTTCTTGAAAAGTGAAGCGACGTTAGCATCGTTATGGAGGGAGAACCCCGAACATATGCAATGGTGGTCTGACCAGGAGAAGTTGAAGGAGGCCACGTTCCATCAGAAAAGAAGTTACGCTGAATTAGGATCGTTTGTTGATAGACAGGCTGATTGGATTTTTGAGGACGTGGATTACTTGTGCCAAGTAGACGATGGAGAATGCACTGGATAAATAAATATTTATATGGTACTATAAAAATAGAAACAAGCCGTCCTATTAGTTTTGTTAAAGACATAGTGCCTAATTAATTGGTTTGTTTCTACTGAATTGCTCGGTTGGTTCCGCCTGTGTGACCGACCATCTAACTAAGCCCCCTTATGGGGGCTATTTTTTTGCCTCAAACTTTGTACCCTTTTTGCCTCGAGCTAGACGTTCGGGTTCTTTACTGTACCCTCGGATCTGAGTGACGTTATGACGTTTCATTTCTGTGAGGAGCGCATTAGCCACGCCAGGATCTAAACCTGCCAGATCTTCGAGAGCTTTGGTTGCGGTCTTATCGTTCATCCAACCTCTTCGTCGAGAGCAGAACGTTTCGATTACTTGATCGTGGGTTTTAGACTTAGCCATTGTTTAGCCTCTTCTCCTAATACTTTAGCACCGATGTCTATCTTGGCGCGTAAAGCTTTAACTATCTGCTCATCTATACTACCTTCACAGATCAGATCAATGTAGGTTACGTTATTCTTTTGACCAATCCGATGAGCACGATCCTCTGATTGAATGCGCGTCTCTAGATTGAAATCGTTTGCGTAGTATACCACGAGATTAGCTTCGGTCAAAGTCAACCCATACCCTGCGGTTGCAGGATTGCCCACGAAATATTTGAGCGGATGGTTGGGGTTCTGAAAATTCTTAACGATATCATTACGATCATCGTCTGATGTGTCCCCGAAGTATGCGGCAGCCGAACCCTCACCGAACTTCTTGTTCAACATTTCTGTCATACCTATGATGTCATGGCGGAACCTAGACCAGATGATTGCTTTACCATCGTGCTCGTTGATGATCTCTTCCAATGCATCCATTCTTTTGGATGGGAAGTACATCATCTCACCTTCGTCTGTCTTCAGATGCCCAGACATAATCTGTTGAAGGCGAAGCATCTGTGTGATTACAGCAGGGGCAGTAGCCATCTCACCATTCTCGAGTAAAACCATGGCGTGTCTTCGGATCTGTTCGTACATGTTCAATTGTTCTTTGGTCATGCCAACATATCGAGCGGTGTATATTTTATCAGGGAGATCCAGACAATCCTTCTTGAGTACCCGAAAGGAGAACATGTCTATTCTTTTGGTTAGCTCGTCTAGGTTTCTGAACCCAACAATCTGTTGGAAGGCTGTGTGCCCCATGGTTCTACGTTGCACTACAGCATATCGACCTTGGAACGAGTAGTATGACTCGTGTCCCAAAAGCCCTGGTCTAAGGAACTCGCACTGTGAATAAATATCCATTGGACTTTTTGTTACTGGAGATCCAGTTAATAGTCTTCTGTACTTGAAACCTGCGGCGATTTTCATTAAAGCTTTAGAGCGCTTGGCTTTGTGGTTTTTGATCGTGGTTGACTCATCAATAGCAATTAATCCGTTGTGACCGAGCGCACGAGCCATCCAGGTCCCTGCCTTCTGACCCTTGATGGAAGAGAACGCCTCGACATTCATAACAAATATAGTCAGGCCATCGAAGTCATCCTGGACCGAGCGCATTTCTTCTGTCTGTTTCTTATTGGGACCTGACACCCAACGAATCACTCGGTACTTCACATCATCAGACATATGCTCTGGTATTTCTTTTGAAACCCAGTTACGATACACTCCTTTGGGAGCGAGGACTAAAGCGAAGTCAATCTGTCTATCTTGATACAACATACCTATGTTATCTAAGAGGACTTTGGACTTGCCTGTCCCCATCTCCATGAACAGACCGAACTCTGGTCTGTCCCAACCAAACTTTAACGCATCGTTCTGATGGTTAAATGGTTTCATTTTAAATTTGTAGTTGACATCCATCACATATCTCCACTATTGTCTTCATTACGGATAGCATGAGGCTACCGCATAATGCAACCCTGAAGAGGTAAAAACTTATGACTGATATATTTGAAGACATATTCGACGAAGCTGACGCAGTTAGCCAGATCGATACAGGAACTGGAAAGCAACTCAGCCAACTGGTTCGAAGCCTCCGCAACGTTGAGCAACAGATCGACGATACGGAGCAACATTTAAAAGCATTGAAGCAAGAGAAGCATAAGCTCTCTGTGGAGAACATCCCTGCGTTAATGGATGAGATGGGTGTGGAACGATTAGATGTAGACGGCATGTCCGTTGAGCGTCGTATGATCGTAGCTGCCTCTATACCTGTCGCTAATAAAGACGATGCGTTTGCATGGTTAAGAACCAATGGCCTAGATGATATCATCAAGAACGATATCACTGTGTCCTTTGGCAAGGGCGAAGACAATGTAGCGGGAGATGTCGTTGGCATGCTACAGAGTAAAGGTTTTGATCCCAAGACCAAGACCCACGTTCACCCATCCACATTAAAGGCGTTCGTTAAAGAGCGCATCACTGATGGCAAACCTATCGACCTCGATCTATTCGGGGCATTCATTTCTAACACCGCAGTAATCAAGAGGAAATCATAATGGCTAATGAAGTAGCAACGAAAAAAAATGCAGAGTTAAGCACAGACTTGATGGATGATATCCTAGAGTTTGCAGGAGAAGGTGCCGCGTTTGGTGCAGATGAGATGCAGATCCCATTCATCCGTGCGTTACAGGCTCTGTCACCACAACTAAACAAAAAGAAACCTGAGTACATCGATGGTGCGGAGCAAGGAGATTTGTTCAATACTGTCACTGGTCAGGTATGGAAGGGAGAAGAAGGGGTCACGATCATCCCCTGCTACCAAGTAACAAAGTATCTAGAGTTTACACCTCGTGATATGGGTGGTGGTTTCCGCGGAGAGATATCTCCAACCAATCCTGTTCTACAACAGACGACACGTCAGGGTTCCAAAGAACTGTTGCCGACTGGTAATGAACTGGTTAAATCTGATCAACACTATTGCTTGGTGTTGGATGGCGAAGGATCATTCCAACCTGCTGTGATCGACATGAAGTCTACGCAGTTGAAGGTCAGTCGTCGTTGGAAGACACAGATTGCAATGCAAAAGATCAAACACCCAAAGACTGGGCAGATGATTACGCCTCCATTGTTCGCAACAGAATGGAAGATTACTACTGTTGAAGAAAGCAATGACCAGGGTTCGTGGTTCAATCCATCCGTTGAGAAGGTGGGATTAGTTGGTGAACGTGACCTAATGCTCGAGGCAAAAGCTTTCCGTGACTCTGTCGCGGCAGGCGATGCGAAGGCTGTAGCAGAGGAGAGTGTGCCAACCTCTTCATCTGTTGAACAGGATGACAGTATCCCGTTTTAAGCAGTCCTAGGGAACGGACTAGACGGGCAGTCATTAGCCCGTTCCCTTTTTTCACTAGGAGCAATACATGACACAGGCAGAACGACTACTCGCCGCATTCGTTGGAGCGAAATCGGCACACGGCACAACTACAGTTGGCCGCATTGGCCGCAACGGTAAAGCCGAGTCCAAAAGTATGATCATCCGATCCCCTTTAACACTCGAACTGGTCCAGTCTCATATCGATGGGCAACAGGGCGTGGGTGCAATCCCAATCAACGAAGAGAATGTGTGTAAGTTTGCGGCGTTGGACATTGACGTCTACGATTTAAACCACAATGAACTACAGGCAAAGATCCAGAAGCTGAAGCTTCCGTTGATGCACTGCCGATCCAAATCAGGGGGAGCTCACCTCTATCTATTCTTAAAAGACTGGGTTCCTGCAGCTAACATCCGAGACTACCTGACTGAGATGTCTATAGCTCTAGGGTTCAGTGGCTGTGAGATCTTTCCAAAACAAGATACTATAATTGCAGAGCGTGGAGATGTAGGTAACTTTATCAACATGCCTTACTTCAATGCTGAGATGCCACAACGCTACGCATTCAATGCTAAGTGCGAAGCATTAGAACTAGACGAGTTCCTCGATGCGGTCGAAGAGATCCGTGTAACAGAGTCCGAGCTTGAAGGTCTGCGTTTCTCTGGCAAACGTAAGTACTTCACCGATGGTCCGCCCTGCCTTGAGCATTTGTTTGCGGATGGTCCTATCGATACACCACGTAATACTTGCATGTATCAGTGCGGGATCTACGCTAAGTTATCTGAACCTGATAACTGGAAGAGCAAGTTAGAAGAGTTTAATCGAACGCTGTGTACTGAGCCGTTACCTTCTCACGAAGTTATCAACCTAGGTAAATCCCTGGACAAGAAGGATTGGGCGTACAAATGTAAAGAAGAACCTTTCAAAAGTTACTGTGATCCTACGCTGTGCGCTAGTCGTAAGCATGGGATAGGTAATGAATCTCCTGACATGCCTAGTGTTGGCGGACTAACTATTATGTTATCCGAACCTAGAGTATACTTCATGGATGTTGATGGGTCACGCATACAGATTTCAACAGAGCAATTACAGAACCAAGTGCTTTGGCAACGAGCATGCATGGAGCAGATGAACATCATGCCTCCGACAGTTAAACCCCAGAAGTGGCAGCAGATGATTAACCAGTTGATGCAAGACGCTACTGTGCTTGAAGTTCCAGAAGAAGCCACAGTCAAGGGACAGTTCAAAGAGCATCTTAAATCTTATTGCACGAGCCACATTCGAGCGATGGCTCCCGAGGAGATGGAAATGAATAAACCATGGACAGATGACGGAGTTACTAAGTTTAAGCTCGAGGGTTTAATTGAGTATCTACATCACCGAAGATTTAAGGTGGACAATAGAGGTCATCTTATCCAGATGATCCGTGATATGGGTGGAGATAACACAAAAGTTAACATCCATAAGTCCGACGGCAGAAGGACAACACTTAGGTGTTGGCAAATACCCGCTTTCGAACAAGAAGAAATAGAATTATCAGTGAGGGAGATGAACAATGACATCCCATTCTAATAGACTACTGCGCGTAGGAGAAGTAGCTCAGATGCTAGGGGTATCCAAGTCCTACATCTACAAGTTGGTTGCTCAGAAGACAGACTTTCCGCAGCCAATAGTTCTAGGAGATGAGCACAGTAAGAGATCGTCAAGCCGTTGGGTTCTGACAGAGATCGAGGACTGGGTAAACTCTAGACCGAGGGGCAAGGATCTATGATCGATAATTCTCTACTTATACTGGGTCCTCCTGGTTGTGGTAAAACTTATCGGTTGATACAGGAGATTAAGAGCGCCTTAGATTCTGGGGTACATCCTTCTCGCATTGGTGTGATCTCGTTTACCCGAAAGGCTATCGAAGAGATGGTGTCTCGAGCTTGTGCTGAGTTCAACCTGACCCCCAAGGATTTCCCTTACATGAGAACCAGTCATTCGTTTGGGTTCAATGGATTGGGATTACAGCGTCAGGACGTTATGAGTGCCGAGGACTATGCTGTTGTTGGATCAGATCTTGGTCTTAACTTTGAAGGAGATGACAAGACAAGTATCGATGATGGTGTTCAGTTACCTACCATCGGAGGATCTGGATCACAGTATCTACAGCTAGAGCATCGAGCGAGATATCGAATGGTTAATCTGGAAGAAGAGTTCAACCATGCGGCAAACAGAGAACTGTTCTACCCGAAGCTGTTGCAGTTGAGTCAACAACTGAGCGAATACAAATCTGCCATGGGCAAGTATGACTTCGTGGATATGATAGAGAAGTACATCGATGTGGGAGATCCACCGAGCTTAGACTATCTATTCATAGACGAAGCCCAGGATTTCACACCGCTTCAGTGGGAGATGGCTAAGTTCATAGCTTCCAAAGCAGGGAGAGTAATTATTGCAGGGGATGATGACCAGGCTGTTCACAGATGGACGGGTGTTGATGTTGATTTGTTTATCAAATCTTCTGACAACGTGGAGCGTCTCACACAGTCCTATCGTATACCTAGATCAGTACATCGTTTGGCTAATGTTATATCCGAAAGGATAGGTGGCCGTTTAGAGAAAGAGTTCGAGCCTCGTGAAGAGGAGGGCATGGTTGAATACACTTATCATCTGGACTCTATCCCCTTCCAAGAAGGCACATGGACAGTGATGTGTCGAACAAACTTCTATGTAATAGAGCTAGCTAAATGGTTTCGTAAGTCAGGCTTTAAGTATTCTGTTCGTGGGTACCCTAGTATCTCAGACAAATTAGTGGGCAACATCTTAACGTGGAACGATCTATGTCAGGATAAGTCCGTGGGCTTAGAACGGATTCGGCAGCTGTACTCTGCCTTGCCTAAACAAGGTAAGGATGCCAAGCTTAAACGTGCATCGTCCAAGCTACTGGATGCGTTAGATCCCGAGGCTTTGATAGGTATGGCTCAACTTCAAAACGATCTTGGTTTGTTATGTGGAGCAGAGAGTTCTGCGTATGATGTGTTGAAGGTCAGTACGTCTGAGAGAAACTACATCGAGGCTATAGAACGAAGGGGCGAGGGACTTCTATCTGCGCCAAGGATTAAGTTGTCCACATTCCATGCTATGAAAGGTGGAGAAGATGACAACTGCGTGGTGTACACTGCGTCTACTAAGGCATGCTATGAAACACTGTTCCCAGAAGACGAGCATCGAGCATTCTATGTTGGGATAACAAGAGCCCGACAACGACTATACATATTACAATCCGATAACAAATACAGGTATACATTATGAAACGTACAGAAATCTTAGACACAGCCAAGGAATTAATCAGTGGACAGAGAGCCAAGGATTACGGGGATGCGTTTGATAACCACAGTCGTATAGCCGAGGGTTGGAATATAATTGTTCGTGGTGCTATACTAAGTCATGGTGAGGTCACTGAACAACATGTCGTACTAATGATGGACTGGTTGAAAACTTCTAGATTACTAGAAACGATAGACCACCAGGACTCATGGATCGACAAAGCAGGGTACACTGCGTTGGGAGGAGAGTTCTCTGAACGAGCAGAAAAAGGAATCAGATCATGAGAGAGATAGATCGTTTGGCAGAGATGCTAGGACAGATGGAACAGGACATTCGCAACAGCAAATGGTTCAAGAAACTACTAAAGAAACTTAGGCTCAAGAAATGAGTACATTGTTTGGTAGCGATCTGCATCATCAGATTAAGAATGAGATGGATATGATTGACTCTGACTGGAACATTCCACCAGAGTTCCCTGATCTAACGGGTTATAGCGAAGTCGCTGTAGATTTAGAAACCAAAGACCCCAACATTAAAACCCTAGGCCCAGGATGGGCGCGAAAAGATGGGCACATCATAGGCATTGCTGTGGCTGCCGGTGAATACAAAGGCTATTTCCCTATCAGACATGAGAACGGACACAACCTGGACCCTAAGTTTGCACTGAAGTGGTTGAAGAAACAGATGTCTGTACCTGAGATGAAGGTGATTATGCACAACGCAACTTACGATGCGGGTTGGATGAGAGCCGAGGGCGTCGAGATCAAAGGTCGTATCATTGACACCATGATTACAGGCGCGTTGGTTGATGAGAACCGTTGGTCGTTTGGCCTAGACGCTATGGCTAGAGACTATGCGGGTATCCGTAAAGACGAGAAGATGTTGAAGGCCGCCGCCAAAGCATGGGGCATCGATCCCAAAGCAGAGATGTGGCAGTTACCTCCGGCGTATGTGGGAGCGTATGCCGAGCGAGATGCTGTAGCCACGCTAAAACTCTGGCAGTTCCTAAAGGTTAAGCTAGAAGAAGAACAGCTATGGGAAATCTGGAACATAGAAACTGATCTGATCCCCTGTATGCTAGACATGCGAAGCAATGGTGTGCGTGTTGACCTCGACAAAGCAAGCAAGAACAAGAAGTTAATACGTGGCAAAGTAAAGGAACTACGCCGAGGGATTGAGAAGCAAGCAGGCGGAGACGTAGACATATGGGCGTCAGCGTCCATAGCTAAGATGTTTGATAAGTTGGGACTAGAGTACCCAAGAACAGACAAGGGCGCTCCCTCGTTCAACAAGGGCTATCTCAGTAGCCATCCATCCAAGGTGTGCCAGGACTTAGTTAAACTCCGTGAGTTTGATAAGGCAGACAGTACGTTTATTGACAGTATACTACGTCACGAAACTGATGGGCGTATCCATACGGAGCTACACTCTACTCGTCGAGACGAGGGGGGCACAGTCACGGGGCGATTTTCTTCGAGCAACCCAAACCTACAGCAGATTCCTGCCAGAGATAAGGACATCAAGAAACTGATCCGTGGTTTGTTTATCCCAGAAGATGGATATAAGTGGGGATCGTTCGATTATTCTAGCCAAGAACCAAGATTGTTGGTACACTTCGCCGCCAGTGTTGGGGACATGCCAAGGCAGGATCTACTCGAGGACATCGTAGAGCAATACAATACTTCAGACGTAGACCTACACCAGATGGTTGCAGACTTAGCAGGCATCACTCGTAAAGAAGCAAAGGCCGTGAACCTTGGGATCATGTACGGCATGGGCGTTGCCAAGCTAGCCAATCAGATTGACGTTGATCCAGACACAGCCAAGGAACTATTGCAACAGCACCGAGACAAGGTTCCGTTTGTTAAAGCGTTGGCTGAGATGGCGTCTAGAAGAGCGGCAAGCAATGGTCAGATCCGTACCTTACTAGGACGTAAGTGTAGGTTTCATCTTTGGGAACCTCAGACATTTGGTGCAGGCAAACCTTTACCCCATGATGAGGCGTTGAAGGAATACGGCGGCGTCAACGGCACGGGTATCCGTAGAGCATTTACATATAAAGCATTGAACAGATTGATCCAAGGATCGGCGGCCGATCAAACAAAGAAAGCTATGCTTGATTGTTATAGGAAGGGATTTACTCCTATGCTTACAGTACACGACGAGCTTTGTTTTAATATAGAAAGCCCCGAGCAGACCGCTCAGATCAAAGAGATCATGGAGACAGGGGTTAATTTAAAGGTTCCGTCTAAGATAGACGTAGATATTCAAGATGACTGGGGAGAAATAGAATGAAGTATGGATCAGTATGCTCGGGCATCGAGGCGGCGACTGCCGCTTGGCACCCACTGGGTTGGGAGCCACAATGGTTCAGTGAGGTTGACCCTTTTCCAAGTGCCGTGTTGCAACATCACTACCCACACATACCAAATCATGGAGACATGACCAAATTTAAGGAATGGAATAATGACAGAACAATTGAGCTTCTTGTTGGCGGGACACCATGTCAGTCCTTCAGCATCGCCGGACTTAGAAAAGGACTCTCGGACCCGAGGGGAAACCTCATGCTTACATATCTTGCAATGGCTGAACAATTTAAGCCCAAGTGGCTTGTCTGGGAAAATGTCCCCGGTGTCTTGTCCTCCAACGGAGGAAGGGATTTTGGTACCTTCCTCGGGGCGTTGGGGAAAATCGGGTACGGGTTCTCCTACAGAGTGCTGGACGCACAATTCTTCGGAATTCCACAGCGACGCCGACGTGTGTTCGTTGTCGGATGTTTTGGAGACTGGAGAAGTGCCGCAAGTGTTTTACTTGAGCCCGAAAGCATGTCGGGGAATCCTCCTCCGAGCAGAGAGGCGGGGCAAAGAGTTGCCCCAACAGTTACAGTCGGCCCTCCTTTTAGTCGCACAGGAAACTCCAGAGTAGAGACGGATGCTCTTGTCACATACGCAATGCCTGGAAATTGGATAGGTCGTAAGCCTGAGAACGGAGGCAACCAAGTAGAACCCTTTGTTGATCTGTCTCCTTGTCAAACGGCTACCGATGTCCACGCTGTTGTTACACCACGGAAAACAGGTTCGCACTGGGACGGTGATTTTCCGCACCCAACACTAACTCAGTCGGCTAAAGGGTCTGGCGGTATTGGTGCAAGCAATCAAGAAATATTTGGGGGGCGAGGTGCGGGTTTAGTGCCCGCTAGAATGAGAGGCTTCGGTGATTACATACAAGACGAAACAGCAAGCACGGTCAAAGCGCGTGATTATAAAGACGCTACAGATCTAGTCGCCGCTTCGAAAGCTACAGGTGAAACAACTCTGTCTGATGTGACGATGTCTCTTACTGCAAGCTATGGGCAGGGAGGCGCGGACTTAGCAACCAAGCCAATGGTCTGTTCCAGTACGGTCAGGCGGCTTACTCCTAAAGAATGTGAGAGATTACAGGGTTTCCCTGATGACTTTAGTAGGATACCATGGAGGAATAAAGAGCCAGAGGATTGCCCTAATGGCCATAGGTACAAGGCGTTAGGCAATAGTATGGCAGTTCCTGTCATGAATTGGATAGGGCGACGTATCGATATGGTCGAAAAAGGAGAACTATAATGATCGATCCCAAGAAAGTAGAATCACTAGGCTTCCACCAAATGCACTCTATGCAGATAGAAGCGTTAATGAACTTTGTTAATATGGGATTGAACCTCGCAGCTATGTGCGGTGACCAGGATATTATGGACGAGGCCGAAGCCGAAGCCGACGAACTGATTAGATTGTTCGGGGGCAACGGCGTTAGATTAAAGATTGAAAGTTACTGATTATCCCTAGCGCGATTGGCTATCTCTTGGTTAGCAGCTTGAGAACCAAGATCCCCACCAAGTAACGAAGACCCCATGTTTCTAGCTCGTTGAAGCAAGCTACCTTCTGGTTTTGGGGCAGATGCAGATACTGAACTACTATTAAGTAACGGTTGTACGGGGACAAAGTCTTGAACCGGAGCTACCTCAACTACAGGTTCTGGCACTTCGATAGGTACAGGCTCGTTAGCTACAGGGCGATCCACTGTCGGGTCTAACGGGAGGTTACGCAATTGATTACGCAACTCGTTAATCGATTGTATAGGTAGTTGATTAAATGTACCAGTTCTACGAAGTTCTTTTTTGTTTTGTGAACTTAATTTAAACGGTTCAAACACACCTCGGAGTATGCCTTTGACACCACCAATGTTATTTCGTTTTAGTTCTCTGCGTATATCTGAATCCTTCATGCCCAATACTCTTAGGTCTTCAATCATTCTAAAGTATTGCCTGTCATTTCTAAGTTTGGCTTCGTTAGCTTTTGCAAACCCATCAAATAAACTTTGTGGTGTAACATTGAAGTCATCTGTCATGGTGTTGAAGATACGTTTAGCATCTGTCTGACCTTGAGATAAACGGTACCCTGCAAATCTTAGACCTTTCTTAGGGTCAAACTCTTGAGAAGAAAAGCCCGTGGACAATCGAGCAAGTTCTTTTTGCCAAGTTCTTTCACGCCCCATGTTGTCTTGAGGAGAGATGGCATCAATACCAAGACCGTCTCCTAACACACCTCTGACAAATCTACTAGGTTCTCCCGTAGTTACGTCGGCAGCTTTTAATATAGTTGGGATCATAGTGTCTGCAATATGCGCCGCTGATTTAAACGCCTTAGTTGACCAGGCTTCTTGGGGATTAAATACACGAGCACCCGTTTCTGTTTTACCTCCACGGTAAAATATATCAACAACAGCGTTTGTTAGAATAGCTTCGTCTAAGAAAGGAGCAAAGGCTTCGCCAAGAGTACCCGCTACAATATCAACCATAGCCGCACCAGGATCTCGTCCTTCTGCCATGGCATCGTCCGCTTCACTGAGCGCACGGTTAGCAAATCTAGATAAAACATCGTATGGGTTAGACGTACTGAAGTTTACATATTCAATTTTACCGTCTTCTGTTTTTCCTACAGGAACAAGAACAGAACCCTTCTGCCATGGTGCGCCAAAAGATCGTTTCATTGCATCCATCTCTTCTCTGGACACACCCGTTGTAGCATACGCAAGTTCAAGAGCGGCGATAGGTACGATCGCTGTTGTAGAAATAAACCCTGTCAAACGACCACGTCCTCGAGATTGAATAGCAGGTATATCAGATGCCATATCATCTAGACCTTGTCGTACAATATTAAAACCAGTACGATACATCTCTGCGGGGAACGTAATAAAGTTTCCGAACGGTAACTTTCTACCCAACTGTACTAACTCTGAAGCACCTTTGTTGTAGTTAGGAACAGTGTCCCTAACAATTTGTGCGGCACGGTTCTTCACTAGGTCGTCCATGTCTATAACACCACGACTTACCAGTTCTTCAATAGTAGTTTCGCCTCGTCTAAAGGGCTGTAGTTTAGATAGCGTGTCTACGTCTACGTCCGAAAGGTTCTTAGTAAGATACAGAACCTGTTTTTCTAGGTTTACTGTACCCAATGCATTGCGTAACTTCGCTTGCTCTGCGTTGTAGTTAAAGTATTTCCAAAAATCATCTGAACCCTGGTAAGCTGACTCGAAGCCTTTGGCTATTTTACCTACGCCTTTAGCAAGTTTGGTTTGCCCTGCTTTCCCAGACAAAGCTTCTACAAAGTTTTCTGGTTGATCACTTATCTTACCGATGCCCTTGTTCAAAGAGTCTTGAATCTCTCTTAACTCTGCGTTAGTTCCAAGAACCCCGCGCCTCTGAGCATCTGCTAGATCATCGAACAGCGCCTCGTCGCCTTTATTACGAACGTTAGAAAGTACTGCTTTAGTTGCATCTCTAAGATTGCCTCCTCTACCAAACACAGGCATGTTGCCATTTGCTGTAGCAAAAGCCAAAGCTGTAGTAAAGTTTCTCACCTGTGTGATAGGAGACAGAACTGTTTTACTGTATTGGGACAGACCCTTGGCTTTAAGAGCCGTGTTCCACGTACCTCGGAGCAAGCTTGTGCCAAACGAATCATTCCCAATCACAGTCTGCGTTAGGTTTTTGTATACAGCCTCGGGAACAAAGTACCCGTTTAAACTGCCCCATCCGCTGTTCTCTATGACGGCCTCCATCTCCTCTGCTTGCTTGCTTGCAGATTGAACAGTCGTAGGCTTGCCTTTAACCGCATCATTAGCTCCTCCGCCTAGTTTTACATACCCCTGTTGAGACAATACTTTTTCTTGCTGTTCGGAGGTTGCTTTTCTAAAGAACCGACCGATACCACTGTTGCTATCTGCTAATTTAGCTACGGTTGCAAAGTAATCATCCACCGCAGTGAACTGAGCCAAGTCTGCAATGGTGTTTAGATACGCGCCTCTTGGGTCATCAATTTCTCCCATTAGTTTTTTCAAGCCGTCATCAAAACTTTTAGTAGACATAAACATGCCCGTGTCTAATCGATCTCTGGCCGCTCTACCCGTACTCATCTTGCCACGGTTTCGTATAGTGTACTTACTAAGGAACTCATCTCTAGCTCTGGCCGCCGCCGCTGGAGTTACCTTACCGTTGACTATTATTTCTAACGTATCTCCTGATCCAGTTTTAGTTAAACCGTTAGCTTCAAGAAACACTTTGTTAAAAGTTGTGTTTTCTAAATCTTTCTTGGCGGCATCAGTTAATTGTTTAGCAGTGGCTTTTTTGTTTTTAGTAAAATAATCATCCCCTGCTTTAATGCCCTCTGCTGTAGGCGTAAAGTTTTTCTCTTCGAACACTTTATACTTTCTTCGAAGATAGCTTCCTAAATTGTCTCGAATAACATCGTCAATGCTCTGCCCTGTAGCAGTGGTAAAGTTATTTCTTTTTAAAAAATCTGTATCCAAAACATCATTTGTTAAAGAATCAATGTGTTTTCGCATTCGTAACGCATTAGGACGAACGGCTTTAGGTATTCTTTTTAAATACTGTGCTTTGTCCTTACGATCTTTCTTAGTCAAATAATCCAAGGTATCATTTAAGATATCAGCTTTTGATATTACTCCGTCATCTGTAGGAAGTTTAGGTAACAGATCATCAATTGCTGTGTCAAAATCATTAAGAATACGTTCCGCCTTTTGAATAGCAGGTCGCACAGCACCATCAAGAGCTAGTCTTTTCTCTGCAACCTCGGTGGGTAAAGCCCCACGATAACGGGAAAAAGCTAAACCATCAGCTAAAACCTTTTTGAATCTGCTTAGTTCATTCCCTGTTTCTGACGCACGTTCAAAAGTACGTTGATCTATCAAGTCATCTATGCTTTGACCAACAGCATCAATCTTTCTCTTAGTAGCTGCCGCAATATCTTTTGTTATTTGAGCGTCACCTATTGTTTTCCCTGCCGCAGACAGAACACCTTGAGCAGCTAAACCAACACCACTACCTTCTATGGAAACTCTAGCTCTATTAGCTAAACGAGCAAGTGCCCTTTCAGACCCTTCAAGCCCAATCAAATCTGTAGTTTCAGTAGGGCCCATTTCAACCCAGTCACCTATCGTAGTAGTGTCATCTCCAGATACAACAAACTCTGTACCTGTTAATGCGGCTAGTTCTTTCCCCGCTTGGTTAAACTTTTGCTTCTTAGTCAAAGGTTGTTTTGGACCGATGAGCTTGGATCGAGCTAAACGCGCCCCCTTACCAACCTTTGATGCCACGCCTACACCAGGAACTACAAACTGAGTAATTACTTCAGCGCCCTTTCCTACAATACCCTCGGGATCAATCCCTGCCGCATCACGGAGATCCTGCCCTGCTTGGTACACTCTGTCGGCATAATTTGTTTCGCCGCCTAAATCTAACAACGTTCCGCCTAGTCCTATGACGCCTTCACCAATACCTATAACACCTGACGCAATTCCTTCTCCTAGTTCCCTGATCAGAGAACCCTCTAAAAATTGTTGATCATCTTCGGGTACAAACACATCGTCACTGGTTTGATCTTCTGATAAAGTAAAAACGTTGTTGTCTGGTACAAACACATCGTCACTGGTTTGATCTTCTGATAGAGTAAACTCTTCTTCCATGACTAAGCCTTTGTTTATTATACTTGTTTAACGTTATACGTTTGTCCGTCTACACCTAAAAACTTAGACTTTCCCGCTTGTATAGCGGCAAAGTTTCTTTTTGCATTTGTGTTTAACTCTCCAGCACCTGCCGTTGTTGTCGCGGCATTTGCACTGGAAGGAACTAAACTTGCAATAGAAGCAGTAGCCGCTTCCGTAGCTGCTTGTGTGGCTTCCTCCATGGACTTCCCTAGTTCAGTGGTCTGGTATTTAAAAGCGTCCGTGAAAGTTTGTCGATACAGTTTCATAGACGGTGACTCTCCAGGGGTTTTGCTTCCTGCGGAGATGTTGGCAACATCAAGTCTGTTTTGCCTAGTCAAGTCGTTCTGTTCTTTATCAAATGCCCGTTTCATAGCTAGCTTATTAAGTTCTTTTTCATCCGCTTTTTCTGTGGCTCTCTGACCTTGGATCATCTCCGTTCCCTTTAAGAGTCCTTTAGAGATGTTAGTTAAAGCGTCAGGGCTTTCGCCAGAAGCTATTTGAAAACCGACCATAGCCATGTTCATCCAGAACTGCTGCTTCTTATCATCGTCAGGTTCCTCACCCATCATGTCATTTAAAAGTTTACGTTGAGCCGCAACTTTTTCTTTGGGCGTCATGTCTTTCGTATCTATGCCCGCAGCATCTAACGTTCCTTCTGAGACGATGTCCCCCGCTTTATCAGGGTTTTTTGAAAGCTCAAACTCTATCTTTTCAATTGTGTTCTCGGGGGACAGCGTTACGAGCTCTTCACTAATAGAATCTAATTTAAGTTGAGACATAGCTAAATCTTCATCTGCTATTCTTTGCGCTTGGTCTTTTTCTCGGGCGCGTCTCTCCGCAAGTTTGCGTTTTTTATCATCATATTTTCGGCCGCCCATAATTCGAGCAACCTCATTGTCATATTCAAAATCGTCTGCCCCACCAAAGTATTGTTCTTCTCGAGCTCGAAGTGCTGCTTCGTCGCCACGTTTGTCTCGATTGCCTTCTGCTGCCGGAGCAAAGATTTCATCTATTCTTTCCATCAAGCTAGCTTCGTCATCGTCAACAGAAGCCGTAGGAATAGTCTCTGTTGAGAAATCCATTGCTGTTCTACCAGGACCACGGCGCGCTCGGTCGTCATCAGACGTATCTAAAAGCTCCGCGGAGTTAACGTTGATCCGTTCTGGCGCAATCTCTGGTTCACTAAGTATTTCTGCGCTAGCTAATGGTATATCTAGAATAGCAGGAGCCTCGTCATCGGCATCTCCAAGAGGCAAATTACTTTCAATAATATTTTGTCCTCTTTCTTCTCGCGCTGTTTTTGCGTTTGGGGCAAAGATTTCATCTATCTTTTGCATAATACCACCAGAACCGTTGTTTATGGTTTCTATTACCTGTCGGTCTTGTTCGGTAAACGGTTCATTATTGCGAATTTTCTTCATTATGTCTTCGCGTAAACGCTCTAAAAAACTAGGCTGTGGATCTACACTAAACGTCCCTGTTGCACCAGACGCATCCGTAGTAACCGTGCCACCAGGAGCAAACCGCTGTGTGGCATCGACCATCTCAGGAGATGAAGCTAGTATGCCGCCCATGTTTGCTAGCTTGGCACGAGCATTACGGTTCACAAACATCTTTCGGTTCAACACGTTGTTCATATTATTGTCCTCCGCCGCCAAACATACCTGTCTGACCTAGACTATATAGACCACCCGCTAGACCTGCAAACTGTGAGATTGCACTCGGGCTAGGTCTTTGCTGATTTGTAAATGTAGACTGAGACGTCGGCATCCCTTGGAATATATCTGAGTAGAAGCCCAACTGTTGATATGGTTGCATAACATTCTGGTACTGAGTCTGACGTGCCGCATCCATCTCTGACTGCTGTTGCTGTTGTTCTTGTCCACCAAGACTTGATAACGTATTGATATCGTTGATGTTTAATCCTTGGAACGCCTCGCCTAGTTTAGCCTGTTGCATACCCAAGCTACCAAGTCCTGCGCCTAATTGGCCATATTGACTTGCGCCTTGCATTTGAAGTTGTGCTCCAGCTAATCCTGCTTGCCCTGCCGCTTGCGCTCTAGCTAACTGCTGTTGCTGTGCTTGTCCGTAACCAGACTGACGTAAGTTCGCAGCTGTGCGCGCTTGTGTTTCTAATGTGTTTCTGTTTTGCTCTGCCGCTTGAATACCTTGACGTGATCCACCAAAAGCGCCTGCGCCTACGGCTTGTGCCGCCAGACCTTGCTGTTGTATCTGACCCTGACGAGCTATATCCTTCATGCTTTGCTGAACAACCGCATCTTCATACGGATTCATGTATGCCTGCGCCGCGTTTGGATTAAGTATGTTTGCCGCTGTTTGTTGACCAACTTGCCCAGCAGAAGTAGTAGCCGCAGCCAAAGGATTAAACGCCTGTTGTGTAGCCGTAATTCCAGAACCGAGGTTCTGTGCGCCCGCTTGTAGCATTGGAGCATATGCTCCTACACCCTGAGTAGCTAGGCTAGTAGCTTGTTGTTGCATCGGACTTCGCCCTGCAACCTGATATCCTGGTAGAGTATAGTCTTGCTTGCCAAGAGCTTGACCCCTATCAAGGATCTCCTTCATGTACTTCTTCTGCCATTCTGGTAAGTCGGTTACCGAAGTGCTAGTGTAGTTTTCAACCATGTTGGTTACCCTTCATCTTTCTAACTTCAGCAAACATTCTAGCTGCTTCCGCTCCGCGTGTTCCGTTTGCCGCGCCACCAAGGCGCATTCCTGCTCGTTTCATGTTTCCATCTGGATCCATGTTAGCCAGATCTTTACCTGACAAAATAACTTCCCCGTTACCTACAGCGATTTCCTCAACAGGGCGACCGTTCTGCGTGATAACTCCTGGTATTGAATCGCTCGTCACAGTCCCTGGACCTTGGATCAAGCCTCCCCCTGCAAACTGCATTAGTCCACCAGTTGCCGCTGATTGATACACAGGTTTAATTGCAGAGGCTTGGGCTTCTTTAGCCTCTACCATCTTGTCGTGGACATCTCGTTCTTCTTCTGTGGTAAATGCAGGGGCTCTGCCATCAGGACCAGTGTATCTAGATTTAAACAGGTTTTGATCCCAACCATCTTCTTGACTAGGACCTTTGTTCCACTTAGCCATCCGTTCTTCGTTAGCTGCCGCTCCGTCATCGTCATCGTCAAACAGCTTGCCAACGAGAGCTCCAATCCCTGTAGTCGCTAAGAGGCCACCAAGGCCAGGAGCTATCGCGTTGCCTATAAATCCACTGATTAAATTACCTAAACCCATTACGCCTCACCTACTATCTGCTCGGGCATTGTAACCACGATCGTTGTACTGCGCCGCTCGGATCCTGTCCATGGTTCACCGCAGTCAGGGCAGTTACCACTTGGGTAGGATGCAATCTCTTCTGGCGTATCGACTGCGTTTTCGCAGCTTACACAATGCACTATATCAGAACTTGTAGAAGGTTTCCACTGTGTACCGTTAGGCATTTGAATTATTTGATCACTCATGTTATCACCACCGTTACTGTTCCTACTGAACTAGCTGCCGAAACGCTTCCTGAGTAGGTATCACCCTGTCGAATGATTTTCAAAAAGCCATTTGCCTCGAATACATCCCCTAAGTCTAGCGTATTTGCCGCGCCATCGCTAGGTATTCCTTGTAAATTTACTATAGGACTACGCTGTTCGTCAATGAAGTTGTCCAAGGTCCGTGCTAATTGGTTAACATATGCCGCGCTATACTCCAAGGGAGCAATAGGAATTATTTGTCGGACGATCTTTCTGGTCATCTACGACCATCAGGACGCATATCCAGTCTTGGTGCGCCTAATCTCCACTTAACCCCTGTTGTATCACTAGATACTTTCAAGCTCATCTGCCTTCCACGTAGTCTCATAAACAATTGTTTGGTGTAATTATCCGTGCCAGATACAACGGATGTTCTAATAACATCGCCGCTATCTGAGCCTTGGCCTGCCGCACTGCCGTTGTAGTTACGTGCAGCCATAGTAAATTCTACTTCTGGTGCCGCAGCTGTTGACTGGCTAAAGTTTAAATCAGGTATAACCTTGTTGATCAGCATAAAGTGATCGCCGTCACCTATGTCAAAGTCTGATGACTGGACGTATGCGTCTATAGCAGACGCGGGAGTTGTGCTTCCATCATCCAAACCATTCTCCTGGTTATACAAATAGCTATCTACCCCTGCCGCTTGTGGGAACGAACGTTGCCCTGCCGCTCTGTCATTCCATGCAGTACGAGCTAATTTACCATACACCCAAGTCTGCTCGAGGTAGTTGTATACAACGTAGCTATCAATTTCATCGCTAGAAGCAGAGCAATAGTACCACCAAACCTCACTTTGGCTAGCCAGGCTCCCTGCGTGAAACTTAAACGATTGGTTTCTATTGAGATCATCAAACACATACTGGCGTACAGTACAGGGAATAGGTTGAATACGACCATCGTACATGTAGAAGTTCTCTTGACCCATCCAGTAAACGATGTCGTTGACACTGATTGCAGTGTTAGGTCCGGCAATTCTAATGTTGTCACCCAACATAGCTGTACCAAATGTGTATGGTGGTCCCAAGAATTGTAGGCTGTGCAGCGTATGGTCTGTCCAAATTAGGATCTGACGACTTGTTCTAACTGCTGTTACAATCTCTGAGCCTTGTGATAGACGTAAATCCCCTGCCGTATTGGTAGCTGTAGGTGTCCAATCAGTTAAACTCTCTTGACTTGACCATCGGATCAACAACGGATCTTGCTGTGTTTCACCCAATGGGTTTGCACCAAAGCAGATAACGTGGCGATCTGTTTCTGACACCAGTACCTTACGCGCTACAGTAGGGACATTGGAAGCACCGGCTAACGAACTTAGAGCCACGGCTCTTGTGTTTGTTGTGCCTGTAGCGTCCCAATAGAATATCTGCCCGTCTGCAATATTCATGATGAGGTCTTCGCCAAAGTCATCTGCAAACCAAAGACGTAACGTATTACCGGCTAAAGAACCTGCACCAGAGCCCCAGGTGAAACGACCCCAGGTCCCTGCACCCCACCCTGGACCAAGGATCGTGGTGTTTAGACCGATATTAATTTGATATGCTGCTTCGACTGATGATCCACCGCCCGCTGTACTACCAGAAGAGGCTGATCCACCTGTGTTTACTCTGTAGGAGTTAGCATTAACTACCTCTGTAACTACCTGTTCTTTGTTTAAGTTTGCCGTGGTCAGCCCGTCAAAGGCTGTAGCACCAGAGAACGTAACGTATGAACCAAGAGTTACGCCATGCCCAGTGTCTGTAACTGTGATAACACCTGATCCTGCTCCACCTGTTGTGTTAAATGGGTTAGCTCCAAGGGTCACGGTTCGACGAATAGGCGTTATATCATAGAGCGCGCCTGAGTCTTCTAAGTATGCTTTCTTCTCTGTGCCCAGGAACAACAGGTTCTCTGAGGCTAGAGTTACAAAGTCATGCATGCAGCGGCATGTTCCAAGGAACGCGGACGCCCCTACCTTGACCCAACCACCTATGCGCTCGACAAAGCCAGAGCGGAAACGTATTTTGTCTCCGTCATACCAACCACCTTCGTTTGAGTAATTGGTTCCTTCTCGGTTAAGACCAGCTCGGAATACTAGCTTTGTTAAAGGCATTCGGTTAAGCCTCCAATGCTTCTACCCTAGTCTTTAGGGATGCTATTTCTGTTAATGCTTCTTGTAGTGCGGCTGTAAGTAATGGCACTAGTTTGCTTTGGTCTATGCCTTGGTAATCAGGGACAGATTGTGTACCCATGACAGCGGCTGTAGTCTCACGCCATTGCTGTCCATCCTCTAATGTTTCTGGCTGTTCAGCATCTGCGCTGTGTATAACTTCATCTACTGCATCAACATCATTACCATCACCATCAACGTAAGCCTCTGTAGCTGGAGTATAGATGTCACCTGTAGCTGGAGTTACTTCGTACTCTTCGTCCATCATTGCATCTTTAGCGCCAGTGATTGCTTCTGGTACTACTGTTGCAACTTCGTGAGCTAAGAAGCCATCTACGAGTGTATTAGTTTCATCAGCTATAAAGTTAAATCGTTTTACATCTAGTTGATTAACTCTTGCAGATGCACCTGTTAGGTCTACTACGTTTTCTTTTAGTCTGTAGTCTGAAGATGTGTTGTAGGATGTAGCTGAACCCGACCATGTTATAGTACCAACTGCCGTATTGTCCACCCTACGAAAAACGAGGCCATAACCCCCATCGTTGCCATTCCTAAAGGTAGCACAATGATGTCCATTTCTACCAGATATCTGTAGTTTACCAGCGTTAGCTGTCTCTGTAGTTTGACCCACCAACAAGTTACCTGACGAGTCGATGCGTAAATTTTCACTTGAGCCATTACCATTAGTAATCGTAAAAGTACCTGTGCTAGAGGTATTTCTAAATTCTATATTCCCACCAGATGAAGGGGCGAAAGTAATAGGTACATTAGCACTTGCTCCAGTACCAACATGGAGGATAGACAACGGGTTACTGTCACCAATACCAACGTTGCCTGAGTCTAGCACATACATTTTATCAACGCCGCCAGAAGCAAGCCGCAACATACCATTAGCATTTGCATTTATTCTTGCGCCAGTAGTACCAGATGTTATAGGCGTAAAGTTTCCATAATTAACGCCTGTTGTTATTCCAGTAGAGCCTGTCACTGTGCCAGTTACGTCAACGCCTGTTGATGTTGTGGCTAGTTTTTGTGAGCCTGCGTAATAAAACTCATTTGCGCCGCTTGTTATAAACTTGGCTTTAACTGAACTGCCGAATTGATCTCTAATGACTAGGTTTGTGTTACCATCAATAAACAAGTCACCAGTACCAGTATCTTGAATATAACTATTACCCCCATCATGGTAAATCTGTAAGTCATCACCAGCACCGAATATGGCTTTACCATTATCTGCGAAGGTAGCGTTTCCGGTGACCGTGATCCCCGTTGCACTGGTCGTTAGCTTCTCTGAAGTGCCATTATAGAGTGCGTCAATTGTTGAAACTGCCATTTATTTATTCCTCTTTTTGACCCTCTAGTGAGGATGCTAACATATTTACAAACGCTTCGCGACCTACATTTAATTGATCCACGTTAAACCGTGCGTTGTCTAGCTTCCTGCCCAAATCGTTAATATGATTTAATGCAATCTGTTGTTCTTGCGTGAACTCATCCACGTTGTATTCTTTTTCATTGATTGTAATGAGGTTCTTTTCATTTTTACCCATTGTAATCTCCATTTAGTGTTTAAATTAAGAAGCGGTGTATCCGTTTCCTGCTGTGATAGCCGCATTAGATGCAGTCATACTTTCATCTGTCCAGTAATCTTTAGCAACCATTAGTTCTAGGTGTGCTACGTTACGATCCACACAGTCTTGTCTGTCTGCCGCATCATCATCTGCCATAGCATTACCTGCTATCACGTCATTGATAAGTGCAACTGAGTCACCCATTGCTGAGTAGTTCTGTGCGATTTGTTCTGCTG